GGGCGTGATCCTGGACGCCACGACCGGCACGTTCGCCCTCCTCGTCCCGGCCGGCACGATGGGTTGCTGGCCGCGCCGTTGCCGCTGGGCGATCTACTTTGACGCTGACGGCGGCGGCACGGCGGAACTGCTCGCGGAGGGCCACCTGCACGTCCGCCCGATGGTGTCGCGCGCCATCGCGCCGCTGATCATGCTGACCGATCCAAACCCGGCTGCGCTGACCGATCCCGGTGAAGCCATCTTTCTCGCTGGAGCGCCATTCGCATGAGCGTCACGACAGGCACATTTCCCGGCGTCCGCATCATCGATATGCCGGACCTCGGCGCCTTTACCGATACGTCGTCAGTCGTCGGCGAACACGCCGGCTCGGGGCGGTTCTCCGCCGTGGCGCTGCGGAGCTACGTATCAAGCAACGGTGTCAACGTGCGCGACTACGGGGCGCTGGGCAACGGCGTGACCGACGACAGCGCCGCGTTTCAGGCCGCCGTGAACGCCGCGCTCGCCCGTAAGACCTCACTCTATATTCCCACGTCCACGGCCGGGTATCTGATAAATACGCCGATCAATATCACCAACTCCAATGGGCTGACGATCCGCGGCGACGCATACACGACGCCCGTCGCATGGGACTGGTCGATCGTCGGGCCGACATCCGGCTCAACCCTTATCGGCAACACCGGGCCTGGCAAACCCGTGCTGGACGGCACGGGCGCGAATGCTCTCGTGCTCGCCGACTTCAGCATCAACGCGCTACACGCGGCCACCCCTTCAACCATCGGCGTTATTCTCGGCACATCGAACAGCACCACGACAGACGCACATCCCGGCGGCTCGGGAATCATGATCGAGCGCGTCGGCATATTCCTGAACAACGCCGGCGCTTCCGTGCCGATTTATGGCAACAACGTTAACCTGTCGCTGTTCGCGAGCATCGGCACGCTCGGCGTTTATGGGCTTATGCTGGTCAGCAACAACCCGTTGACCATCACGCCGCCATTCGCCGGTTTTGGTCCCGTCACCAACTCGGACGGGAACACCGTCATCGGATGTAGTTTCCTGGGCTATGGCGGCGCCAGCCCGTTATATCTTGAAGGCTGCAATTCGAGCAGCTTCGATCAGATCTACATCAACACGATAAAGGGCGGCCCGGCCTTCTCCGGCCAGCCATTCGGCATTCTCATCAAGAATTGCACCGATGTGAGGATGAAGGTCGAGTGCGACTACTTTCCGACGATGGCCGTGTTCGAGGGGGACGTGGACAATCTTGATTTGTTCGGTGCCTGCTATTTCTGGCAGACGCCGGTTCCCTCAACCCTTCCATTGGTGGGCTACTTCCTGGGCACGTCAATCACCAACTGCCGGTTCGCGGTCAAAACATTCCCCTCGCCGGCGAATTACCACTATTCCGCCCCCGCGGGCGCCTCCCCGACGATGGGCGCGATTGTCAACTGCGATTTCCTGTTCGACGCGGCCGCCAGTCCCCTGTTGGCATATCTGAACTTCTCGTCGGTTTTCACTAACCCCGTATTCAACGTGAGGTTCAACGGCAACTCCGACGCGGTAACAATACACATGACGGTCACGGACGTGATCATGGCGACCGGCAAGCAACGCTATTGGGTAAACGGCAAACCGTTTGGAACCGGGTAACCGATGTCCGACACGCTCCAACCACAGACGGGAATGCGGCGGATTCCGTTTCCGTTTGAGAGTTACGAGCACCCGTCACTGCCGCTGACCGCCAAGCGTTTGATCAACGTAATGGCCGAGAAGCTGCCCGCCGACGCGCGTGTCGCCGCCGCGCTGGTGTCAACGCCATCGCTTCAGGCATGGGATGCGACGGCGGGCGGCTCCGGCCCGATCGGCACCGGCCCGATCCTGGCGATGAACGACGACATGCCGGGTCGTATCTACATTGTCAGCGGCACGCATTTCTGGCGCCTGTCGTTTCCCCTGGCGGGCGGCGTGACGGTTGAGGATCTGGGCGACGTCGGTTCCGCCGACAGCGGCGCCGGCGCGTGGAACAGCTTCGTTACCATCGCCGCCGGTCCGACCGCCGCCGTCGTCTGCGTTGCGCCGCGCGCCTATACCTGCGGGAACAACGTCGGCGACGCGTTGAACCTGATCACCGATCCGGACTTTCCCGGCGCGACCTCGGTGGCTTACGTAGACGGGTATTTCGCGTTCAGCGCGCCCGGTAACACGTCGCAATGGTTCATCTCGCGCCTGCTCGACCCGTCCAGTTTCGACGCGCTCGACTTCGTGTTCAGTGACGCGGTGCCCAATGTGGTGCGGCGCGTGATCAACCATCGCGGCCAGTTGTGGACGCTCGGCGAAGGCGGGTTCGAGGTCTGGTATGACGCGGGCACGAGCGGATTGGAAACCGCGCCGGGCACGTCGTTCTTCCCGTTCAGGCGCATGGCGGGCGGCGTGGTGCCGATCGGCACATCCTCGGCCATGTCGGTCTGTCGCGCGGATCAATCGGTGTTCTGGCTCGGCATCGACGGCCTCGTGTATCGGTCTGACGGCTACACGCCGAAGCGCGTCAGCACGCACGCCATCGAGGCGATCGTCGGCACCAACACGGTCGGGCTGCACGCGCTCACGCATCCGTTCCGGGGCCACTGGTTCTACTGCCTGACGACGTTTGAGGGCCGCACGCTGGTCTATGACATTTCAACCGGGAACTGGCACGAGCGATCGACCAGCACCGACGGCACCGGGCCATGGCGGGCGGCGACGGCGGCGACGGACAACAACTCGATTCATCTGCTCGGCGACCGGACGACGGGCGCGCTTTACTATCTCGCCATGGCGCCGGACGACGCGGGCGTTGTCGTCATCCGTCAGGCGACGCTGCCGCCGCTATGGGCTGATACAAAACGAGCGTTTTGCTCGCGGGTCGAGGTCGAAATGGAGTCCGGCGGCGCGCAGTCTCCGGGGTTGGTTGAACTGAACTGGTCCGACGACGGCGGGCGGACGTTCCCCGCGGGGCGAGACATGTCCGCTGGTGTTCCTGGCGATTTCCGCCACAGGGTTTACGCGACGCGCCTGGGCTCGTTCAGGCAACGGACGTTCCGGCTGACATGCCATGGGTTGGTCCGTTGGTATGCCATGGACGCCGATATAACCCCAGGAGCGCACTGATGTCCGGCTCACAGGTCGTCCAGCCCCCGTTCTACGATCCGCCGATCGTGGACTACGCGACCGGCCAGCAGCACTCGCAGGCGTGGACGGAATACCATCAGAGCGTCGCCGACCGGCTGGCCATGATCGGCGTGAACATGGGCGTGACGAACGGCACCGACGCGGCGGCGGGCACGGTTGGCGAGTACCTGTCAGCAGTCGGTTCCGGCGTCGGCATGCTCTCCGGCGCGATCGTCAATATCGCGACGCTGGCGCTGACGCCCGGCGATTGGGATGTGGAAGGCAACGTATCGTTCATTCCGAGCGGCTCCCCCACGTTCGTGGCCGCGAGCGTCAACACGGTCTCGGCCACGTTCGGCGCGCATTCGACGGCGAACGCCGGCCAGTTGGGCACCGCGTTCGAACACCGGCTCGGCACGGGCGGCTCAACGCGGGTTAACATCGAAACGCCGATGACGGCTTACCTCGTGGCGCAATGCCTGCTCAGTACGGGCGCGATGACGGCGAGCGGATCCATTTGGGCGCGCAGGGTTCGGTGACCCATTCGCCATTCTTGGTGTTTTCGATGCCCAGAAGCCGCAGCGCATGGCTGGCGCGTTTCCTGACCTGGGGCGAATGGCACTGCGGCCATGAGGAACTGATCCACGCGCGGTCCCTCGATGATGTCAGCGCGTGGTTAAGCCAGCCATGCACCGGAACCGTGGAGACCGCCGCCGCGCCGTTCTGGCGGCTCCTGGAGCGATTTGGAGACATGCGGGTCGTGGTAGTGCGGCGGCCCGTTGACGAGGTGGTGGCGAGTTTTCTCAGGCTGCCGCTGGGCTTCGACGAAGCCATATTGGTTCCGCTCATGCGTCGCCTGGACGCCAAACTGGCGCAGATCGAGCGGCGCGTCCCCGGCGTGCTGTCGGTCAGCTTCGCGGATCTGGCGACCGAGGATGGATGCCGCCGCGTGTGGGAGCACGTGCTGCCTTATCCGCACCAGAGCGCGTGGTGGGCGGCGGTGTCGCGGGTCAACATCCAGATTGACATGCGCGCATTGGCGCGACGCGTGCGCGCTTATCAGCCGCAACTGGCGAAGCTGGCCAAACAGGCGAAGCATCGGACCATCACCATGATGGCGCCGGAACGCGGAGAGTTCGACGGTGTAACGTTTCAGGTCGAACCGTTCGCGCGGTTTTATCATGATGCCGAGCCGCTGTTTCGTGAGCATCTGACACAAACCGATCAATCTCCGGACGATCACGCGCGGAAGAATTTACCGCTTTTCCAGTTGCTCGATGATACCGGCGCGTTGCAATGCCTGACCGCGCGGGCCAACGGGCGCATGTTCGGCTATCTGGTGACCGTCATCGGCCCGTCGCTGGACAGTCCGGACATCATCCATGGCGAACATACGATCTTCTTCGCGTCGCCGGAGATCCGCAATCTCGGGATGCGCCTGCAACGGGCGGCGTTGGAGAAACTGCGGGTGCGCGGTGTACAGGCGGTTGTCATGCGGGCCGGGCACCGTGGCAGCGGGCCAAGACTTGGGACGTTCTACCGGCGTCTTGGCGCTGAAGAATTTGGGCAACTTTATCGTTTGGAGATCGCGTGATGGGAGCAGCGGCGGCGGCGGCGGCGGTAACAGGCGCGGCGGCGATTGGCGGGAGCCTCATCCAGTCCAGCGCCGCGAAAAGCGCCGCCAGTAAGGCCAACGCGGCGCAGCAGGCTGGCCTTGACCAGGCGCGGGCGGACATCGGCCCTTGGTCCGCGACGGGCGGGCAGGCGAACACCGCCAGCGCCGATCTGCTGGGGGTGAATGGTCCGGACGCCGCGACGGCCGCGATGGGTAACTTCCAGGCCTCGCCCGGCTACCAGTTTTCGTTGGATCAGGGCCTGCGCGCGGTGGACGCGGGCGCGGCGGCGGGCGGCATGTTGCGTTCCGGCGCGACGCTCAAGGCCGAGCAGACGTTTGGTTCCGGTCTCGCGAATCAGGAGTTCTCGGATTACTACAACCGTCTTTTCAATCTCTCGAAACTCGGAGAAAGCGCCGCGACCGGAACCGCGCAGGCGAGCACCAACGCGGCCACTGACCAGGCGCAGACCGACCTGAGCCTCGGCAGCGCGCAAACCAGTATCTACGGCAACGTCGCCAAAGGCATCGGCAACGCGGCGAATAGTTACGAGAACAATTCGTTGTATCAGAGCCGGACCAACGCGCTGATGGGTGGGTATACGGGACCTGGCACGACTTACGCGTCGCTCGACCCGAAAGGCACGTCGATCGCGCCGAACACATGGTCGTCGCAGCCCGATAGTTACTACTTACCCGGCGGGGCCGGGTATTAGGGAGAGCGCGTCATGCCCCAGTTCACCCCATGGGCCGTCACGGACCCGGCGCCGAACGTGCTGTTCAATCCGGCGGCCGTCGATCAGGCGATCGCGGCCAGCCAGTCGCAACTCGGCGAACTCGACATCAACCGTCAGAAACTGGGCCTGGAGCAGCGCCGGCTGGATCAGCAGCAGTCCGGCGGACAGGCGCTTATTGATTCACTCTCGGGCAAGACGCCGGGCGCTACGACGACGGACGGCGCCGGGACGCAACCGGCAACCACAGCCGGCGACGGCACGACCGAAACGGCGCACGACCTGACCCGCGCCGCGGCGGTGCGCGACGGCCTGATCAAGCGCGGGGCGCAACCGGACGACGCCATCGCCTTCGCCGCCAACGCGCTCCACGAAAGCCGCGCCAACCCGTTCACCGGCGCGGGCGACGGGGGGGCCTCGCACGGGATTTTTCAAATCAACGGCCCTCGGCTCGACGCGTTCAAGGCCGCCAACAACGGGTTGCTTCCGGAGCAGACCAGTCTCGACAGGCAACTTGATTTCGTCATGTCCGAATTGCGCGGCACCGAATCTACCGCGGCGGGCAGGATCATGAACGCGCAAGGCGTCGGCGACAAAGCCGCGCAGGTGTCGGAGGCGTATCTGCGGCCCAAGGACACGGTGCCGGAAATGCAGCGGCGCTCGGCCACGGCGCTACGGCTCGCCAGGGCGTGGGGAGGCCAGGGCGCCCCTGGCAGTGCTCCTGGTGTCAGCGCTCCTGGTGTCAGCGCTCCTGGTGTCAGCGCCCCACCCGCCGCCACTGCTGTCGGTCCGGCCGTCGGTGCGCCGGGAGGTCCGAACATCACACCGGGTATGTCCGATCAGGCATGGCTTGATGAGATGGCCAAGCGCTATCCCGCCATGGCGGGTCCGAACGACACCTCACAGCGGCCGAACGCTCCGAACCCAAA